CGAGCGTGGCAGTGCGCGTGGCAGCGTCCGTGGCAGCGCGCGTGGCAGCGTCCGTGGCAACGAGCGTGGCAGCGTCCGTGGCCGTGGCAGCGTCCGTGGCAGCGACCGTGGCAGCGCAGAACCCACTATTTTTGCGGCGATATAAAATTGCTGAGGAGAAACCATAGGCCATCGCCATTACCAAAGGAGATGGAACAATTACTACCCGTGGCGCTTTGAGGCCTGCCGATGCATAGAGAGCATGGATTGCAGGAACAATTTTGTTAGGATCAATAGAATCGGTACGCATAGCATTTTTGATCCATTGAGCTGAATGTTCTTCCATTGCAGCTTTTTCTGCATCGGTTATTCCGCCGCCAGCAAAGTCCGCACGTCTGACAATTTTGGTTGACATAATTATTTCCTTTTAAATAGAAAACTTACAATAATCAGGAGTGCAAAACACCACTCTCCTATTCTGTCGATGTAATCAAGTATCATAAATACTCCAATGCAATGTTGGTCCTGACGCTTACCCGGTCAGGTTAGGGCAATTTATAGCATTGCTGCTCTCCTACACGATCGACAAAGGCTACTGGGCCGTATGCTCTTGGCGAGTGTCGACAATGTTAGCGCGTCACCGTGAATACCGCGCCACCTCTTTACCGTTGGGTTGTGCCCTCGGGACCGATGTGCCATACTTTATTGGCTATGGTGTTCCTAATGCACAATCGACCGCATAGCCTACAACGCCAAATAACACCGCGAACCAAACAATAACAACAAATATTACTGGCCCTGGCAACTGTACTTCTTTGAAATTCACCTTCATTAATCACACTCCTGAAAATGATTGGTTGTTCCCTTGTGCTTCTCGCAAAACCTGCTTGTACACCTTCTCGCTAATCTGGCCAAGTGCAAATAGCCTAATACACTCTTTCCGGTCGTTTTTGCTGGCTGCTGCGTATAGAGCGCGTATTATCTGCACTCTGGTCATAGCTGGCCACCAACCGTCGCTTGGTCGCGCAGAAGCGCCGGCAAGCTCTTAAAGTCCGTCAGGCCAGCTTCTGCGTGGTGCCGTTTTGTCGTTTCGATCACATTCTCGCGGATCGCTGCCAGGAACGTCATTATTGACGTTTCGTGCGGACTGTATGTTGCGATTGTATTTGGTTCGTTGCACATTTTATTTCTCCTTAGTTTTATGTTGATCGGCTTTGCTGCACCGATGAATACAGTGTAGTTCAACTATACTGTCGTGTCAACTTCGAAATGCATTTATTCTCAATATTCCCTATATTATTTAGACTCGTTTGTTATCATTTAACCGTCAAACTGCCTATTTTTTGAATATAGCTCCAAAAAACGCTTGACGAGACACGCATAGTTCTGTCAAAGTCCGTTTGTCCGGCTGGCTACTGGATGTTGAGGCAAGACCTGTCCGGTTCTATTGGTCAGCGGTGCACAATCGTCAATTGCGTCCTGTCTTGCCTCAAAGTTGATAATTGTGCCTCGCCAAGGCGCTCGCATCGCTGACCAATACGACTGGATTTTTTTATGTCTCGAATTAAAATTCATACCCTTCAGCAAGCTTGGCTGCCGTTCGTTGATTGGCACGTTGCCCCCGATTAATCTTTTAGCATGCTAGTGGTTTTCTAGCGCGTGTTTAAAGATTAGTCGGGGCCATAACCCAGCCCTAGAAGATGGATGTAACGCAATAATTGTTACATTGCAATTACTCGGCGTCGCGCCGACTTCGATAAACGTGTCCGCAAACTACCACTTGGCGGCGGCGTGTGTTTCGCAACAGTGACGTGAGAACATCGTCTGAGCACCACGGGACTAGATAAACGACTCGCGACCGTTGCCCACCCTTTTTTTTCTCGGGTTTAGACTCTTTTGTACTTCGATAATTCGTGGCTTTTTAGCACTCTAAGGCTTTTTTTGTTCGAGTTATCGCGCTGCTTCTGTTTTTCCTAATTCATTTTGTTCGCCATCGTCCTAAAGACGGTGTTGGTTTTGCTCTGTCCACCTCCCTTATCACACGGTGACTGCGCCCTTCTATCACCCTTTTTGGTTATGTACCTTCCTGTCTTCATTACTAAAGTGTCTTAAGCAATTTCCTCTTCATTGTAAATTTCTATCGCTTTTGACCTTCTTGATAGTTTATTTCTATCGATGGGGCGTGATTTTTCGTGGAAATGCCACATTTCACGCCTATTTCATACATTTGAGCAACGCTTTTCACTATATTAGTGCGCTGGTTTGGTTTCACGTGGAACATACTGGTTATGTTCGTGGGTGGCTTGCAAGGGGCATATAGAGTCAACGTCAAGGGCGACTTTGGCTTGGCTGGCTGGTTAGGGGGATCATGCTTCGGAACGCCGGTGGCGATGCTGAGGGCTGGTGCTGATGGTTGGGCAGGATGCGCCTGAGTTTTGTTGACTCCGATATGCTCCCTTCGCCCTTTGGACTTATATTTGGACTTCGAGTATGAATTTGAAGGTGCCCCCTCGATTCCCCGCCAAAAAGAAATTTCGCATTATTGCGACGCACAATAAGGGAGAGGGATTTGACTTGAGATTTTATTTCTTACTTGCAAACGGCAGGTTGAAGATAGATGGAGGTTGAACTATGGGGTCAATCCGCAACTTTAATGTAGCGACATGCTTGCATCGGATTGATTGATGGATTATGCTACTGACTGCTGGTGCTTGTAGATCAATGGAAGATTGTCGGGAAAGAGGCTCCCCCTTATACCGAAGGACGGTGGTTCGATTCCACCCTTGTGCTGGCTGAACAATGAGTACCAAAGCTTATTGCTTATTTGTATGAGTTCGCCAAGCCGGTAGTGGCGAAGGAAGTAACACCGGCAGCGGAAGCCATGGTCATTCAAAGAAATGCACTTCATAGCTGTGGTGATTCCGCAACTTCACATTGATGTATTAATTACTTAGGAGAAATACAAAATGGCGACGAAATCGATAGTTCCACCAGTGCCGGCGCAAAAGAAAGTAGTTCCGGCTGCAGGGCAGAAAGTGGCGACGGCAAAGCCTGTCCAAAAGAAAGTGATCAATCCGAACGGAAGAGGAACATTCGGCGTGCGGGGATAGGCGTCAGAGGGGCTTGAAGTGCTTAATTTTCTTGCTGGATTTCTACTGCGAAGGGGTTCCGTTATGTCTGAGGATCAAGAAAAAGTGACTGCCAGTGGGACCGTGGAGGCCGAAATTGAAGAACGTGCGGCAAGAATTGAAGATCGAACGGATGCGGGTATTCCGGCGGCTGCGGAATTGGAAGGATCTAGCGCGGTGGCGGAAAGCGCTGACATTGCGCCGGTAGCCGACCGCTTGGACGAAGCGATAGCGAAAGGCATGGCGGCATACGACGGATACCCTGATTCGGATGCGATGATGAAGACGGAATATTTGCGCACTGCTAAGCATCAAGCGGCGGGGCTCAGCCAAGCATCAAGGGATTTGCTGGCGGATACGATTTTGTATACGTTGCCGGGGGTTCGGTAGGTGTTATGCCAAAACCAATTTGGCAGCGCACGGATATCAGCTCGAACGAATACCGGTTGCTGTGGTGGATAATTGACGTAGACGGGATTGGGCACGTGCTGTCGAGAGGATGGGTCAACAAGGCGGCGAACACGATGGGCTTGCATCGGGTAACGATTACGCGGATCGTCAACCGCATGATTAAGAACGACTTGTTGATCCGTCCTGCCAAGGGTTCGTTGCAGATTAATCCGGAGGGTTTCAGTTCGACGCTGCCGGAAAACTTCGTCAAATTTAAGCAAGAGGAATAAGCGCATGGACATACCTGGAATCGTCAAACTAGATGCCTTACAGCACGAACGCAACTTCGATCAGTTGAAGACATGGTACGCGCACTGGGGAACGATGACCGAGGAACGCAGCAAGGTCAATTTCCTCATGATGTTAAAGAGCCGGCGCGACAATAACAACGATGCGCTGGCCGAACAAGCGTTCGGCACGCTGGCCCACGGGTGGATGTCTGAGAAATATGCCAACGGGCAAGCAAGTGACTGAAGAAGTCAAAAAGCCAGTATTCAATATCGAGAAGTTTTGGGACTTTTGTTCGGAACTTCGCATCGACACCAAGGAATTGGGGCCAATTCGCCTCACCCAAGATCACATAACCGGCTCGCAGCGGTACTTTGTCGAGCAATTGGCCGACGGACTCAACAACGGTATCCACACTTTCGTTGTCTTGAAGGGTCGGCAGGTCATGATTACAACGATTTGTCTGGCGATCGACCTGTTTTGGCTCGGGATGTACGAGGGCATGTCGGGATCGTTGTCAACGCAAGATGAGCCCACGCGGGACATGATTAAGGAAATGCTCGAAATGTACCTGGACGGGCTGCCGATCAAATACAAAATGCCGACCAAGATCCACAATCGCACGCAATTAGTCTTCAAGCAGAACCGTTCCAAGTTCGCTTATCAAGTCGCCGGTACGCGCAAATCAAAGAGCGGCTTCGGTCGCAGCAAAGGGCTCACTTTCTTGCACGCAACCGAGGTCGCTTTCTGGGGTGACGAAGACGGGATTGCCGCGCTCGAAGCGTCGCTTGCAGAAATGCACCCGAATCGTCTGTTTATTTGGGAAACGACTGCAAACGGCTATAACCATTTCAAGGACATGTGGGACGACGCGAAGGATGCGCATACCCGCAAAGCAATTTTCATCGGGTGGTGGCGCAACGACTTCTACAAAGTCAAGCGCGGGTCGCATTTGTTCGAGGTGTACAGTGACGGGCGCATGACGCCGACGGAGCGCAAGTGGGTGCGCGAGATCAAACAGATTTACAACTACGATATCGATGACGAGCAGATCGCGTGGTGGCGCTGGAAGATGAACGAGGTCATCAAGGACGAACAATTGATGTACCAGGAGTTCCCGCCGACCGAAGAGTATGCATTCCGCATGTCGGGCTCGCAGTTTTTCAACAGCGCACGCCTGAACGACGATATGATACGCGCCAAGAAATTCGAATACCATGCATATCGATTCGTGTTGCGCGAATCGTTCGAGCAAACCGAGTTGGACATGTGCTCGGAGAAGATGCAAAACCTTAAAATTTGGCAATTTCCCGCTACTGGAGGACATTATGTTATTGGCGCTGATCCTGCTTACGGTTCTTCAGAGTGGGCAGATCGTTTTTGTGCTTCTGTGTGGCGATGCTACGCGGACGGAATGGACCAGGTGGCGGAATTCAATACTGCTGAGTGCTCTCCTTATCAATTTGCTTGGGTTATTTGTTACCTCGCTGGCGCTTATAAAAACACTAAGCTCAACCTAGAAATCAACGGCCCTGGTCAAGCGGTATGGACTGAGATGCAGAACTTGAAGCGTAATGCAGCTGCTCTGCCGAACGGTGCCGGCAAGGGAATACTGGACATCGTCGGCAATATTCAGCATTTCCTCTACACGCGCAGCGACTCGCTGACTGGGCAGCCAACGGCATATCATTTCAAAACCACCTATGACACCAAAGAGTGGATGCTTAATTTCTACAAGGATTGTTTCGAACGCGGATCCAGCGTGCTGACTTCACCGGCATTGTTGGAAGAAATGAAACACGTTATCCGGCAGGATGGGGCTTTGGGCGCGCCGGGGCGCGGGAAAGACGACCGGGTGATTGCTGCCGCGCTTGCGCATCACGCGTGGGGCGACTACACTCGTATGCAGTTGATTCGCGCCAACGTTACACGGGCTGTTAGTCGCGCTCAGGATGCGAACAACAACCAGTTGCCAATTAACAACGTTTCGAAGTACATGAAAGAAATGGGGTTGACGCAAACATGACGAACCCATACGAAGCGGAATTCGGGATACTTCCGATCGAAGAGATGCGGCGCATGCTGCGGCCTTATCGCCGGCCAAAAATACTTGGCCCAAAGTACCCGAACGAAATCACTTTAAACGACATTACCAAGTTGACTAAGATACATCGCACTCAAGTCAGGGCTATTCTCGACAACAAACCGCCGCATCCTTCATGCAAATGCACATTCGGCAAAACGCTGCGGCGCAGATTGAGCCGGTTCTTGCTGCGGGCCGCGTGCGGTATGATCGAGAAGAAAGACGGGAAATTCATCTATCACAACGAGCCTACCAAACCGATGCCGGTCGTGCGTCGGATTGCGCTGGGGGTGGACGGCCCGAAAATGCTGCCTGGGAAACAAGCCGAGGTGCCGCGCTCAATGCCGAAGTTTGTCGATTTGTTCCGGGTGGCGCCGACGATCAACTTGCCGAAGGGGTTGCGATGATTCTCAGAGACTACTCTTGCATGGCGCACGGCCATTTCGAATCAACAAAGGCTGAATGCCCGCATGGGTGCAAGGGCGGCATGGTGTCGATCGTGCATACAAAAGCGCCGGGAACGGTATCAGCACGCACGAGAGGAATCGATAAGACTACGCGCAATCTTGCCAGCCAGTTTGGCTTGACCGATATGGACAACCGTGGCGGACAACCGGTCAAGCGACCCGACCCGATGGCGGCAAAGCGCGCCGAAGAGTATCAGAAATTCATTCAAGAGAAGTTTGGAAGCCCTTGGCAATCGGTCGCCAATGGCAATCCGATACAGCACATAGAAGGAATCGGCGCGCAGGGCGGTAGTGCTGTCATCCGCGACGAAATCGGCGGCGTGTCGGTGCCTTTCAACGGCGGCGAATACAGTGTGCCATTGTCGAAACAGATCAAGCCGGATGCAATTGCCGGAGAGCACAAAGCGGATGTGTAGCCATGCAAATACCTAACCGAGACCACGAGCGCGAGCTTTTCTACAACGACCTGATTATCAAGTGCCTCGCTTCGAAAGAAGAACGCTCGCGGCACTATTCGGCGCTGCGAAGCTACTACTTGTTCGGCGGCTCGGCGGACGACGAAGAATCCCCGTACAACCAGGTCTATCCGCACATAGATTTACTGACCAGCTTCTTGTTTAGCGCCGATACGACCAAGTTTGTGATTCACTTGGGTGCCGAAGTCAACCCGGATGAGTCCACCAAAATTCCGGTGCTCGCCCGCTCCGTTAACGACGATTGGCTGGCCTCCAATGCGGATGCAGTTGTCGAGCAGTGCATCTCTTGGGCATTGGTCTATAACACAATGCTGTGCAAGCTGGTGCCGAAAAACGGCGAACTTCATCCGTTCCCGGTCGAGCCGCAATGCTTCGGCGTGCTGCGCGAGGATATTCCGATGCTCGATCGGCAAGAAGCGATGGTGATGACGTACTACACGACGATGTCGCAACTGAGAATCGACTTGGCAGACCACCCGAACCGGAAAACGATTCTGGAAAACATGTCTTCCCAAAAGAGGGAACTCAATTACGAGCAATCCGGCCTGGACCGCATCATCATCCTGAACACGCAACCCAACATCCAGGGCAATGTCAATATCGACTTGACCGACCGTAACCGTTTTATCCCCAAGGTTGACGAGGATTTGATTGAGATGCAAGAGCTGTGGGTGTACGACGACGAAATCAATGACTATCGCACCATCACGCGCGCCGACAATCGCATGACGATCTACGATCGGCCCAACATTTTCCTCAAAGATGAAGTGCCGTTCATCAAATTTTGCACCAGTCCGCTGCCGACATACTTCTGGGGATCGTCGGAGGTGGATCGATTGACCGGCCTGCAGCGCTGGCGGAACGAACGTATTGGCCAAATGCGTAAGCTGTTGAATTTGCAGGTAAATCCGCCGACAACCTATAACGGCATGGGGATTGCCGATGAAAAAGTAGATGCCTTTATGCGAGATGGAGGATGGTTAAGCATGGGCGGCAGCCCGATGGATAAGGTAGAGCGCTTTCCGCCCGAGATGCCGGCAGACCTATTTCGAGAAATAGCGATGATTGACGATATGTTTGCGGAACAGTCCGGCTTGCAAAACCTCCTGCAAGGAAAGGGCGAAACCGGCGTGCGCAGCGGCAAGCAAACTAGTGAATTAGCCCGCCTTGCCTCTGCGCGCATCAAGAAACGGTCGTTGATTGTCGAAAAATCATTGCAGAAAATGGCAACACTTTACTTGAAATTCAAGCAGGTATATGATGACACCGTCTACAAGGATACGAATGGCTTGCCGTTTGCCGCGTCGCAGTTCCCAAAATCCTATGTAGTGAAGGTGGATGGGCACAGCAATAGCCCGCTGTTCGTCGAAGATCACAAGTCGCTTGCCACGGAGTTGCTGGAAGCGCACGCGATCGACCGGGCGCGGTTTGTGCAAATGCTCGACCCGCCAAGCATGGAAAATATTTTGCTCGAGTTGAAAGAAATCGAGAAGAAAGAAGCGGAAGCCGCCAAGCAGAAACATGACGAGGAAGTGGCGGCGGCGCAAGCCAAGGCACAAGGCGGCGCATCAGGGCAGTTGAAACAGGTGAAGTAGTAACGTGATGGAAAGGTGCTGGCTGCTGACCTCGAACTAGTGGCCTTCCTGCTTTACAAGGAAAGGAGAAATATCATGGCAAAACGTGGCCGTCGTAAACATAAGCGCTAATTGGCGCACGGGGCGTCAGACCCGTTCATTTCTCCAAGAAATCAAAGGATTAATTAATGTCGCTAGTCGTCGTCGTGAGCAAAAAACACCCGAGCGCCGATATTACCCACACGGTACGGCACATAAAGGGCAGCATTGCGATCGAAATGGATCTGGATGCATTCATTAAGGTTTTGGTAAAAGAAACCAAGATGTTCCCGTTTTTCTTCACAAAGAAATGGCTTCTCTCGAAACTGACCGACAGCGCAAAGCGGGTCATTGACGACATGAAGGAATCCTCGATACATGGCGGGTAAGCGATGACTTCCCCCGAAAATGCATATAGCAATAACGGTTGGCAGCAAGTCTTTATCGGAATTGACGATGTAGTTTACATGCCTGTCGCGCCGACTGTCAGCGCAGGATCATTGCATAACGCGAACTATGTATGGAGCACCACTACCCTAACGTGGGTAAAAGAAACTCAGCCTGGGCAAGAGCCGGGAGGAAATCCCGGAGTCGCAAATGCAGCCGTTACTGCCAGCGTTACGAATTCTGATAGCGTGGTGTTGGCAGCGAATGCCTTGCGCACATCGGCGGTGATTGTGAATGTCGGGAAGACGGATTGGGCATATTTTGGTGACGGCACGGCAGCTCAGTCAAATTACGGAATTGCTTTGTCTCCAAATGGCGGGACATGGGTGATGGATCAGTACACTTTCACGGTCAATGCAATTCACGCAATTAGTCCGACTTCCACTACACTATCGATTCAGGAATACCAAACTTAAGGAGCTATCATGTCAGTAGGACAAGTACACGTATCAGCCAAATTCGTCAGCAATATGACTCTGACTAGCTTGGCCTCTCTGTGGGCAAGCGATACTGTAAAAATGGGGATCATGACGAACAGCGTCACGCCTGGAATCAATGATTCCGATCCGCGTTGGGGCAGCGGCGGTTCTCAGAATTATTCATCCGCCGAAGTCACCCCCGGTGGGAATTATTCTGCGGGAGGCATCACATTGACCAGCCCGACATCTTCATTATCTGGTGCCGTTACATCTTTGAACGCTACCTCGCCGATCAGTTTGGCGGCTAATGCGAGCAACCCTACCGGCGCGTATTGGGGTGCATTTTATGATTCGACAGATTCAGGCAAGCATGTCTTTGGCTTCATTGATCTAGGCGGCCCGGTATCTTTAGTGTCCGGGTTGCAGATTAATTTGAACGGGGCTTCCAGTGGCACACAGCCGGTTCTTCAAGGAACCGCAACATGATCGTTGTTAATGGCTGTCCGAAAGCAGGCACGCATGCGCTTTTGAAGGCCGTGGAACTGCTGGGGCAGAATTCTTGGCAACGGGACGTCGATCATATTCCGTTTGGAGAGCCGCTTCCTGAAGGCATAACAAAGCACTGTTTCATCAAGCGTGACCCGAGAGACATGCTGGTGTCGTGGCTGCGGCATGAAGCAAAGCCGTTGACGGATGGTATGGCGATGTCAAGCTTCATGGGCGGTTGGTACGGCATGGTCAGCAGATTTTCGCCGTGGCTGCGCGATCCGAACACGAAGGTTTTTGTATTCGAATATTTGATCGCTTCAGATAAAGCGATGCTGGACTTGGCTGATTATCTGGAAGTGCCGTATCTTGAAACTGCCTTCCCTAATTTGCTCGGGATGACGAAGACATGGACAGGCGGAACGAATCCGATGACGCCTAATTTTTCCGATTATCGGCAGATATGGACGCCAGCCCTGGAAGCTTTCTGGATAAAATTTGGCGGCGATGCCCTGCTAAAGTATTGGGGATATTGAAATGGAATTGCTGATTGCAGTCGTTGCGAACGGTGCAGCGGTCAACAATATTCAGGCTGGAGAGGTCATTACAATTCAACCGGACAATTGGGGCTGGACGCAAGCGGAATTGACCAATCCAAATTGGCAAATCATCAGTTCAGTCGATATGCTCCAGACACAAGCCAATACATTGATGATGGGGTTTTCTATGGCCTCCCAACAATTATTCAATACCGTTTATCCGAGGAAAAAAAATATTATCAGCATTTCATTATTGCCAAATCCTGCGCTGTTTAACGGGACGCGCACACAGTCGAAGGTCACGGTCGCGGCGGCGGCGGTCACTACAGCAACAATTGCAGTCGTGTATACACCGCCTGCGCCAACCCCGATTCCAGCACCTACCCCAATTCCAACCCCAACCCCGGTGCCTGCGGCATTGGGTTCTCCAGCGCAGATTCCTGCGCCAAATTAAATGGGAACCGTCACCTACACAGTAGGGACATCCAGCCGCAATTATTCGACGCTGGCTGCCGCTTATGCCGCAGTTCCATCTAACTTAGTTCTTGCTGGCAATAATTATGTGTTGCAATGCTACAACGATTCTGAATTTGTCAGCTCTAGCCAGTTATTGAATATTTCAGGAAATGTCACCAGTTCTTCAGCAACGCTGACAATTAATTGCGCGAGTGGGCAATCATTTGGAACAAATGCGAGTGCCGAAACGAATGCGCTTTCCTACAATGCATCCAACGGCGTGGGATTCCGCTGCACAGGGTCTTATGTGCTTGGTGTATTCGCCAATTCTGTAAATTATGTGACGTTATCTGGATTGCAACTTGCAAATAATGGAACCGGGAATGAAGAAACAGCTATTTACAATAATAGTTCCAGCCTGACCAATTTTTTGATTGATGGTTGCATATTAGAAACAGGAACCGGCAGCAACGGATATTCGGTATTAACCACGCTATCCGGGCTCGTTAGGAATACCCTAATAGTTCAACGCAATACGTCAGGTGTCGGGGTATTTACTGCGTATCCTATACTGTTGAGATTGGCGAATTGCACAATTGTTGCTCCATCCGATCGCACTTCATCCAATTCTGGATTGACAGGGAGTGCCGGGGGAGCAACGATCACCAACTGTGCAATATTCGGGTTTGCATCGAGCGCAAACAACTCGACGTTTTTTTCTGGAAGCAATAATGCCTCAGACCAAACTATCGGTTTCGGTTCGGCAAATCAGGCTTCTCAAACCTATTCCGCTACCTTTAATGTCACAACGAACTCAGGCAGCGACTTCAAGTTGATTAGCGGTTCTTCCTGTATCAACAATGGGACAACCGATACAACCGATATCCCGGCTGCAATCGATATCGTAGGCACGTCACGTCCGCAGGGTTCGGCATGGTGTATCAGCGCGTGGGAATTCATGTCGTCCGGTCCCACTCCGATTACTGCGGGGGTGGGCGCTTATACTTGGGCCGGAGTCACAGCTAATTTAGCATTAAGCATTGCGGCCAATGTGGGCGCCTATAGCTGGGCAGGGAAAACAGCGAATGTAACGCAATTGATCAATGCAGGAGTTGGTTCTTATACGTGGGCAGGCGTAACGGCCAATTTAGCGAATTCCATTGATGCGACGATCGGCGCTTACACCTGGGCGGGGGTGACTGCCGTTGTGGGGAATTCGCTCACTATTAATGCGGGGATCGGCGCTTATCAATGGTCTGGCGTGACAACAGTTTGTTGGATGGGTTTGCAGCCATTGACCGGCACCAATTTTGCCAACACAGTCAAAGGCGGCGTCTGGAATTAGCAAAGATTGCTGCCATCATGTAGCACTCAATTGCCGCTACATAATATTTCTTCGTAATAATAAATTTGCATTCGATACTTTTTAGTTATAGGATGCAAGAAATTAACGAGGGAATCCGTCCTATGAACCTCCTGCTATTGTCCGGCAATCGAGTCGCAGACGCGAAAACGAATAAGTTTTTTACTGAAGCTCCTGTGTGCGGAGTAACGCGGATTATCGGCTATGCGCTTGGGGTCAATGCGAATTCGGCAACGACCGACAACGCGATAGATTTGAAGGTTTTGCCGGGCGCGAATTTTATTGTCACAAAAGTCCAACTGAACAATGCGTCAATCTCCCTGACAACGGCCACGGCCAGCTTATACACGGCAACCGGCGGATCGGGCGGAAGCGGAACCGCATTGGTAGCGGATGCCGCATTATCGGCAATGACTAGCACAACCTACAATTTGGTGATGACGCTTGCCGCCGCTGCTTCAAATACCGTTTTGAATCAAGCTACCTTAGCCAATGACCTCTATTTTCGTATCGGTACCGCACAGGGCGCGGCGGCGACGGTTGACGTATACATCTGGGGCGAAGTGCTCCCATAGGCTCTCATAGGCTCCCATAGGATATGAACATTCCACCCGACCTGATGAATTTGGTAAACGGCAGCACCAAGGGTGGCCCGGCGGCGCAAGCTATGCCGGAGCAGGGCGAAGGCCCTACCAGCAATTCACCAGTATCGTCACCGATGTCTACCCCGGAGCCAAAGCAAGGCGATAAACAGCACGCAATGATCAGCGTCTCTCTCGCGCAAGACTTATTGGAGCAAACTTTGCCGGCCATTGGTTCGGAAACCGAGGAAGGCGGCGTAATTTTGGATGTGCTGAAAATGCTGAATAAGAAGTTTGGCGAGTCGGCACGCAAGGCGAAAGAGCTGGTACCGGCAGAAATGATGCATCTCATGCAAAACCTGCCGCAATTCGGCGGCATGTCGCCGGAGATGAAAGCGTTGATGCAGGGAGGGGCCGGTGGTGGCGCTCCCCCAGGCGGCGCGCAGAAATCGCCGATGCCAGCAATGCCAGCTCCCCCAACAATGCAGTAATTCAGGAGAAAATCATGTCAGAAAATACTTTGTTCAAGCCACGTAACGCACCATTGCGCAATGAAACTTCCAATGCACGCCAAAACGGGCGCGTTACCAACCCGCCGCGCCTGTCGGAAATTGGCGGACTCAAGATGAGCTCGATGAAGCGCAACGATCAGATGTTGCGTAAGCCAGGCGACACGAAATAAACCAACTTCATCCACGTCAGAGGAGAAACCACCATGTCACTAGAAGGCAAATCAACCGAAGAAATCGCAGCGCTGGCTGAACTGGCGCTGCAAATTTCGTCTAATCCAAAGACTCGCCAAGGGTTTTTGAATTTATCGAAGCTCAACAACCCGGATGCCTCTATCCCGGAAGTCGATATCCCGGTTCATGTCAACAAGGTGATGGAAGCCGGGTTGAAGCGCCTGGAAGCTGTCGAAAAAGAAAACCAGGAAATGAAGGCAGAGCGTTCAATCCTCAATAAACGCGAGGCGCTTCTGGCTAACGAAAAAATCGTCAAGCTTGGTGTCGATCGCAGCGACTTGCCGGCAATCGAGAAGATCATGGTTGATAAGCATATCCCGGATCACGAAACAGCGGCAGAGTTTTATGCGATGCAACAGCGCTCGGCAGAGCCAACGGCGGCGAATCTAGCGCCGTCCGTGCGTGAGTCCACCATGCCGAAGCTCGATTACAAAACAATGGGTTCAACCAATTTAGCGGACCATGCCCGCCGCGTCGCGCAACAGACTCTTGATGAGATTCGCGGCAAGGGAAGAATTAGGGTTTAATTTTTAACAGGAGCAAAAAATGATCGGTACAGGTATCGTCCCAAGTGGGTCAATCGCATCCGAACTTACGGCTGTCACCCGCCGGGCGTTCGTGCCTAAGCTGGTCGTCCAGCTCTACAACTCAACACCACTGCTCGCGGCGCTGCTGTCGAACTCGCAACCGGCGTCGGGCGGCGTTTCAGCCGTCAGCGTGCCGGTGCAAGGAGGAAGCTACGTAGCTGGGCAATGGACGGATTATTCCGGTTCGTTCAACCAGCCAGCGGCGCTGCAAGGTGCGTTCCTTTCCGAATTCAACTTGAAGGCGCTGATCGTTCCGGTACCGTTCCTCGGGATGGAAGCGGCGGTGCAGTTGGATTACGCGGTTATCCCGCTGATCGAAGCGCGCATGAACGATGCAACCAACGTCGCATGCGACCTGATGGCGACCGCACTGTACAACAACACAACCAACTTGCAAGCTTTTATTGGCTTGCCGGGTGCGATCGATGACGGCACGAATTTGGTCACCTACGGCAATATCAACCGCAATACATCGCCTTACTGGAAATCGAAGCGCTATGCGGCGGGCAGCATCAATCCGACACGCCAAAATGTGCTCCAGTACATTATCGGCGTAGTCAAGAATGCAGCCGAGAAGCCAACCTTCGGCCTGATGGGAATGGGCACATGGGCGCTGCTGGCACAAGACTTTGTTGGTCAAGAAAGTTATCAAATCACATCGGCAAGTTCGTTCTCCGGCTCGGATTCAGATGGCCCGCGCTCCGCGTTCACAGCGTTAATGGTGGCCGGTGTGCCGATTTACCCTGATCCGTATTGCCCAGAAGGACTCCTATACTTGCCTAACAGCAATTACATGAGCCTTTATATCCACGAACAAGCCAGCTTCTCATTTACTGGCTTCGAATCAACTTTGTCGAATTGGCAGTTAGGTTATGTCGGCGCTCTGTTGACGATCGCGGAACTGGTAGTGACCAAGCCGAAGGCAATGGGCATTATCAGCGGCTACAACAACATTACGCTGTAATAGGAGAACGACATGGGTCAAAATATCATCGGCTACGGTCTAAAAAGCCTTGCCAATCCTTCGACCGCCGTCACGCTGCAAGGCGGTCAATATGCGGTGTTGCCACCAGGTCAGTACATGGTGTTGCCCGGAAAATATACTTTCCTGCAATGGTACGACCCGATTTCGACAACGTGGCGTAACTTCCAATGCCCGTTGAATCAACAACCTCTCACGCTATCGAGCGACGGCTACAATTACCGCTTGGCGAATCTGACCGGGTGCGTGGTCGGCGGTGTGGTAACTAACGGCGGCACGGCCAATACCTCGAAAAATGGGTTCTGGCCAGCGGGCTCGTCAAGTTCAACCGGAGTGATCGTTACTACGACCGGAACCGCGACGTTTAACGCGATTGTGGGCGGCGTGGTCAACACTTCAGTCACAGTCAATACTGCCGGGTCAGGTTACTTGCTGCCGCCTTTGGTGACATTCAGCCCGCCGCCCGCTGGCGGCTTATTGACGACCGGTTATGCAACATTGACCAACAACACGGTGACGTCGATTACCGTCAAGAACCAAGGTGCCGGATATGCGAGTGCCCCGACGGTTACACTGACTCCGGTCAACGGCGATCCAGGTACCGGTGCCACGGCCACGGCTACTCTAGATACTACAACCAATACCGGGAAACTGGTTGCGGTCACTATGGCGAACTTCGGTTCGGCCTATACTTCAGTGCCGACTGCGACTATTACCGGCTTGCTCGGATCTGCTGCGGTAACGCCGATCATGTGTTTCGCAGTCGCTACGGCCACGACAGTGTCGAGCGCTACAAACCGTGTCGCCAACCAACTTGTGTATTGTGCTCAGCTAACCGGCGGCAGCAATACGACGACTAACCCGGACTACACAACTGGCATTTTCCAGCCACGCAATGGTTTGGGCGTTTACAACACATCGTCGTCGTTGGCAACACAGTTGATTTTGGACGGCGGTTTGAGCCAGATCGACGTATCTAATCTGTGCGTGTCGATGGACTCCCCGGCTGCCGCGTCAGCAACGGCAACCTATGCATCAGGGGCATCGGGCGGCGTCGTAGATCAAAGCTTCGTCATTCCGCTGTAATTTCAGCAAAACAACATACATCGATAGGGCTTATCATGTTAAAGGTCACCAACCGCAACGATTTCGATTTGATGGACCGCTACAACGGCGAGGCTTACTTTTTCCCGAAAGGGAAGACAGTTATGTGCCCGGACGACGCGGCGCGCCATATTTTCGGTATTGGTGACGAAGACAAAAAGCCGTATTTGACCCGCCAAGGGTGGTTGAAATCGTCTGACAAATTCGAAGACGGAATGGAGAAACTGAATAAATTTTCGTTCGAATTGGTCGAAGAAAAGTACGATGTCGAATTCGCCCGGATCGAGCAGAGAACAAGCCCCTCTGCAAATGCGGGGGCTACGGAGGAAGCCGAGGCTGACGACTCGGTGAAATCTGTAGTCCCCGCACCTAAACGCAATATCTTGAGCAATTTAATTAGACGCCAAGAACAACCTGCCGCGTAACGAAATGCTCAATGCCGACCCTACAAAACTATGTTACGGAAACGCAACGGCTATTGCATGATGCGCAAGCGCAATACTGGTCGGTCGCAGAACTAACCGACTACATCAACGAAGGCCGTCAGATGGTGGTATGCGACACAGGTTGCAATCGTCTTCTGCAAATCATCTATCTTTCCACTGGACAAGAAAGCTACGCTTGGAGCGGGACGGGCGGCGGCGTAACCGGGGCCAATGTCACGAACGGAGGCGCTGGGTACACATCGGCACCGACTGTTACGGTGACGGGCGGCGGCGGGTCAGGTGCTACGGCAACCGCGACAGTGAACAACGGTGCTGTCACGATGGTGCAAATGACAAACCAAGGAACTGGATACACAAGCGTGCCGACAATCGGTTTTTCAGGCGGGGGCGGGAGCGCGGCAGCAGCCACGGCCAGTATCCTGAGCACTTCGACTTTCGATATCCTGAATGTCACGGTTATTTGGAATACGCAACGGATCGTGCTGGATTACATGGCATGGTCGCAGTTCAATGCTCGTTTGCGCGTATGGCAGCAAATCCTATCGCGCCCTGCATGCTGGTCTGTATACGGTCAAAACTCGTTCTATCTCGGGCCAATACCTGACCAGTTCTACACGGCTGAGATTGATTCTATCGTCTATCCGACGACGTTAGTCAATATGAGCGATGTCGATATCATTAACCCGCCATTCTCGTTCCCAGTGTCGTTTTATGCCGCGTACAAAGCCAAGCTGAAAGAGCAATCTCAAGCCGAAGCGGGAAATTTCAAAGACCTCTATTTGCAACGAGCGAAAGACGCAATCCGGTCTTCCTATACGCGCCGCATCCCGAATTCTTACGGGGGTTAAATCATGGCCTCCAAGGAGGGTGTCAAGTATAGTCACAGCCTGAGAGATTTCAAGGGAGTGAACACTCAGGCCGCACGTCAAAATATCGGAGACGACGAATTCGCGTGGCTGGAGAACGTCGTTCCTGTTGGCCCCGGCAATATGCAAACTTTGCTCGGGCCGGTAACAGCCCTGGGAACTGATACCCCGTGGACTGGAATTGCAAACTATATCGAGTCTTTCGATTTGAACGGCGATACCGTGATGATCGTGTTTACGACTGCCGGTGCCGGGTATATGTGCAATTTGTACACCAACACAGTCACCAATTTTGGAGCACCAGGCACATTCAGCGGACTTTATGCGAAGGCGGCTCAATGGAGTAATACGATCCTCGTCATCATTGATTTGACAGGGTATTACACATATGACGGAACTACTCTGCAAAAGCAGGGCGGAACAGTTGTTAGCCTGACGGTCAGCAATCCTGGTAATGGATACACAACGCCGCCAACGATCATTATTGCAAGTCCAGGAGCAACAGGAACCACCGCGACTGCAACCGCTGATTTGCAAATTGTGCAAGCTACGTTGGTTGATGTCGGTAGCGGCTATGCTGTCAACGATGTGCTGACCGTCGCGGGAGGGGTGTTCAACACCCCGGCGCAATTTACGGTATCGGCGGTCAATTCGTCCGGGGAAATCACTGGATTCAACATATCTGATACGGGAGATTATACGTCCATCCCGGCGGGCGGAAGCATAATTGGTGTCACTATAGTCAATGCGGGCAGCTCATACGACGACGACGATATATTGACGGTGACCGGCGGCACTTTCAGCTCTGCTGCTGAAATAGAGGTGACGGCGATCAATTCGGGAATCGTGACGGTTGTAATTCATACAGCGGGCGCTTATTCTGTTTTCCCTCAAAATCCGGTATCCGTCACCGGTGGCGCCGGCACGGGTGCCACCTTCAATATGAGCATCCCAGCCGAGGGAGTATCGGGGGTAACGGTTGTTGATACCGGAAAAGCATACCGTGTCGGGGAGATTTTGACCATTTTGGGCGGCACTTCTACCGTTGCTGCAACGATCGAAGTAATGACGATCGGGAATTATTACAACAACATTTTGACAGTCAGCATTGTCGATGCTGGAAATTACACCGTGCTGCCGACCAACCCAGTGACAGTGACCGGCAGCCTAAACGGATTTGACGCAACCTTTGATTTGACGTTTACGGGTAGCTCTTTTTCGGGCGCAACGGTTGTCAATCCAGGCTCTTTATACGATGTTAATGACATTCTCACGATCGTCGGCGGGACCGAAACTACCGCTGGGCAGCTCGAAGTGACGGCGGTCAATTCCGGGTCGGGGGTGCTATCGGCATTGCTGCACAGCGCCGGGACATATTCGGCCTATCCGACAAATCCAGTATCTACCACCGGCGGGGCAGGTACCGGAGCGACATTCAATTTGATATATTCCGCCGCGAATGTCACCGTTACAGGCGGTTTAGGGACGGGTGCGACATTTACCCCAAGTTTCGGGCTAGGCCCAATGACTGTCACGAATCCGGGCTCTAATTACACCACCGCGCCAATAGTCCTTGTTTCTGGAAACGGTTCGGGTGCTATGGCGACGGCCTCATTATCGGTAACGCCGCCTTTGGGCAACACGATTGCAACCTATGGGGGGCGAGTATGGGTTGGAGCGAATCGGACAATCAGTTTTTCCGCTCCGGGATCATACACAGATTTCTCGACGGCAAATGCCGGGGGGTCATTTCTCATTACCGATTCCTCATTGGCTACCACTATACAGGCGATTATTTCGGCAAACGATTATCTGTACATTTTCGGCATCTCATCGATTAACATCATTTCCGGGCTTCAGGTGGTTTCCGGCAGTACGGTTTTTTCGAACACGAATATCACCGCCGATATTGGAGTGATACCCAGTGATCCTGCAAACGGCAGCCCACAGATATTTTGCATCACCTCGTACTATCGTTCAGTTGCATTTGCGACACCCTTCGGATTCTATATTTTGTCCGGCACAACTCCGCAAAAAATATCCGATCCGCTTGACGGCATCGCGCCGCTTGTTTTCCCATTCACCAATATTCCGATTAGTGCTGGAACAGCCGTTATCAACAACAATACGGTGTGCTTGGCATTCATGTTCCAATACGACGATCCGGTAAAAGGGCTTCGCACGCTGATTGCGATTTATTACAATAAGAAATGGTTGTTCACTTCGCAGGGCGATAACCTTTATCTGATGGCTACCGCATTCATCGGCGGGGTTCCAACTCTATATGCCACAGACGGAACGGTGCTTTATGAGCTTCTTGCGATAGGCGGTAATCCAGTTGTGCAGACTATTCAGTCTAAGCTTTTTGATATGGGGAATCCCACTCAGGACAAGCAAGTTTTGAAGGTAGGCGTAGAAACAACGATTGCGAGTTTTTCCGCTGCGCTGGCTGGCGAAGTCGTAACTGAAATCGCTGACAACTACGATACGTTCAATCCTGTCTTATTTCCCGCGATCGGCGCTTCTTCTGGACTTGGATATTATTTTTACAAGCAAGATCAGGAAGTTACCGGGAAATACATTGGAATCAATATTACCGGCACTGCGGCGGGCCAAATTTATAGTGCATTCCATTTGCAATATGAGTTGCGCGCATCGTGGGATACGATTGCCAACAGCGCAGTGCTGCCCTCACCGGTCATTACCGCTGTGGCTGGCAATGCGCAATCGACTATTGCATGGGCGCCCATTTCTGGCGCAACATCTTACAATTTATACTGGTCAACGACCCCGAATGCCGGAACAAACGGCACCCTAATTTCTGGAGTCACGAGCCCCTATGTTCAAACTGGATTGACTAATGGGACGACCTATTATTATGTCGTCACGGCGGTCAGCGTTGCCGGAGCATCTTTGCCGTCGAATCAGGCGAGCGATACGCCGTATTTCTCATGTGCCTACGTTGCTGACGAACAAGGAAGAATTTACCAGTATGGCCGCAATGCCGTCACGGGAGAATTAAGCGCATTGACTCCGGCCTATGTTGCTACAGGAAGTACGGCGGGGTTTGGCGAGCAATCAATTACGATTCATCCTTCTCAAACTTATGTGTCTGCTGTCGATAATAATGGGGTGATTTACCAATTCTCCAGAAGCACGCAGAACGGTTTGTTGACCTCCATTGGCACGACTACTTTTGCAACGAATGGAGCGATTTTCGGGATCAATGTGCATCCAAGCGGGAATTTTGGGTACATCCAAGATGTCCTTATTGTCTGGCAATTTTCGATATCGAACGGCGTATGGACTTCTCTAAGTCCAGCGTATATTTCAGCCGACAGCGATGCGTACGGAACTATGACCCCGGACGGTCTGAACATTTACATTCTCCATGACAATAACGAAACAATATCGCATTTGGCAATCGATCAAACAAATGGTCAATTAAGCATTGGCGGCGTGCAAACAGTGAGTCACCATATTGGGTATTTGACATCGATAAATTCCTATGTTTATGCGATGAGCCAGGAAGATAGCGGGTTGTACAACTTCTCGCGGAACGCGGAAACAGGTGTTTTGACGGCTTTAGGCACGCCCTTCACGGCGGACAGCATTGACCCTATCTCTTCAAATGTATCGGCAGACGGAACATCTATCTATGACGGTAGCAACACACCGGCATCGCAGGCCACAATTTCTCAATTCCATATTGTGAATGGGGTTCCGGCTGCCGGTTCTCCGGCAACGGTGTCTTTGGGAAGTTCCACCGGCGAAGTATCTAGCATTGCGCAAACTTCTGACGGTTTATTCGTCTATGCGACATTACGCAATTCATCGGGATTGGTATACCAATTCAGCAGGACGGGCGGCTTGCTCACCGTTCTAGGTACGCCAAGCATCAGTGCGGGGGAAAATCCCGGACAGATTGTGGTGATTTAATGAACATCGACATTGCGTCCGATAACCCGTTCAACGATCCTGAAGGATTTACCGACTTCCTAGGACAGCACGAACTTGCCCACCAGCAAATAGAGGCATTCATGCTCAAAGCTGGGCTAGCGCCGATTGGGTACGACATTTCTTCCAACCCGAGAGAAAATGAGAATTGGGCCGCCGACCATTACCAATTGCACGTTAACGAGTTCAATTTGCTCAATCTCGGCGCTGATAATCTCCCCGACCTATCGGTTGTAAATTTCGATGATGAAGCGCAATATAACGACTGGATGCAATTACACTCGGCAGTACACGATTATGTCAATGCGGCTTTGGGGATAACGTCATGACAGTTACCATGCAAATCGAGCAATTCATGGACTCCAAAGAGGAGATCATGCCGCTTTTGGAGTTGCATTACGACGAATTGACATTGCACAAACACATTGCCAAACTAGACGTGAATTGGGATTATTACCAACGTCTGCAAAACAAGGGTAAATTGTTCTACCTAGCTGTGCGCGACGAAGGGCGGCTTATTGGGTATTCTCTGTTTTCCGTAGGGTATTCCCCGCACTACAAGGAATTGAAGGCGGCCACCAATGACGTGCTTTTCCTGCATAAACTTTACCGGCGAGGTGGTGTCGGCATCAAGATGATAAAACGGTCGGAAACGGAATTGAAGGCGATCGGGGTACAGAAAATATTATGGCATGCCAAGCAAAACAATTCTTTGAGCGATCTTCTCTCCGCGCTTGGATATGGTGTAGAGGACATACTGATGAGTAAGGTGATGTGACATGGGATTTTCTCTAGATGCGATTGGTGAAGGAGTTGCAGACCTTTTCGGGGCCGATACTGCCGCTGCCGTTACTGGTGCTGGCGGAGCTGCGCTTGGGGCAGATGCTGCCGGCTTGGGAGCTGCTGGCCTAGGTGCTGCCGATGTCGCAGCCCCAGTTGTTGCAGATGCTGGCATCGGGGCTGGTCTTGCTGCGGATACCGGGTTAGCCGCTGGCGCCGCCGGAACCGGCTTTGGTGCCGCCGCCGCTGGGCCAGTCGAAGCTGTTGCCGCTCCTGCTCTCGATACCGGTATTGGGGCTGGGGTAATGGGGCCAGCATTTTCCGGTGCCGCAGATGTGACTGGCGCCGGAGCCGCTCAAGCTGCCGCCGATACTGGATTGACTGGCGTGGCTGGCGCCGCTCCTGGGGTAGCAGGCGCCTTCCCAGATACTTCCCTTGGTTCCCTTGGCGCAGGCGGCGGGGCCGATTTAAGCGGAATAGGCGCAACACCGGATGCCAGTTTGACCTCGTCAGATGCTGCGTTAGGTGGCACATCAGATGCTTCTTTAAGTTCAGCAAATCAAATGGCTGGCGGGATAGGAGCTAATCCCGATCAAGGGTTCCCCACGACAACCGGAAATTCTTCAATCAACAGCGCACTCTCGCAGCTCGGTGCGCTTGGGAAAGGCGCTTCTCAATATGCCCCCTTAGCCGGATTAGGAATGAGTGCCTATGCGCAGCACAAGGCTCAAAGCGCGGCGGACCAATTGAAAGGTATCGCGGCCCCATCATCTGCGGTATCGAATCAACTGCTCGGGCAGTATCAGACTGGCACGCTGAATGCAAACGACGCATATCAAATCGCACAGTATGAGCAGCAGCAGACCGCTTCTATCAAGCAGTATTATGCGAGCGCCGGATTAAGCAATTCTTCAATGGAGTCCGAGGCGCTGAGTCAGGTCGCCATGCAGGGAAACGCCATGCGTGCGCAAGCGGTTCAAAATCTGTTGTCCGGCGGACTGCAAGCGGCGGGCGTGGCGCAAGGTCCGCAGGTTGCCGCCGTCCAAGCATCGGTTGCCGCCGACCAGCAGCTTGGGCAAGCCAGCGCTGCCTTTATGCAAGCGCTGGCAAAGATGAACAGTTCGCAAGGTACGCCGTCAACGACATCGAATGCAGGGGCATAATATGGGTGCCAGTTCAATCGCATTGCTTAATCAAGGTTCCATGCCTCCGTCGATATCCGGCGGCACGCTGCCCCCCGCCATATCGCAAGATCCTCGCGTGCAAGCTGCGCAACAGCAAGCGAGTGCGGCTAATTCTCAGGTAGACGACATCCAAGCGCGCAAGCAAGAAGAGATGGCACCTATCAATGCCGATATCGCGCAAAAGGCCAAAGACCTTGGGCAAATGGCGGCGAAAGGACCGGATCAGCAAGCCTTGCCTGAAAACACGGCGAAACACATTGATTCGAAGCAATTATCGGATTCCTTCTCGGCGTTTATGACGCTGGGCGCTTTGGCCGGATTGCTATCCAAAACCCCGATGACGGCGGCATTGAACAACATGACCGGTGCGATTAAAGGTGTGCAGGAGGGCGATGAAGAGCAGTACAAGCGCCAATACGACCAGTTCACGCAAAATTACCAGAAGGCAATCGATGCGAACAAGGCCAAGCTTGACGAATACAACCGAATTTTTGCCAACAGCAAAATATCTCTTGACGAAAAGGTGCGCGAAGCTGGATTGGTCGCCAATAAGTACGGCGACGAATTGGTGCGCGCCGAGGCTCGTAACCAGAACGCCAAAGGTATTCAGCAAGCGATCGACGCGGCATCGAAGGCGCAAGAGCACGCATCTGACAAAAAGCAAGAGCTCGACCACTGGCATCAGGAGCATGTGGACAAGATGACGGAGCATGCCGACTCGATTGCTCGGCAGAACGCCGAGTTGGATGAGACAATTCGCTACCACAACGCCGAAATTGAGAAAATGAAAGCGACCGGCGTCGGACGCGACATGCCAGCGACCATGCGCAAGTCAGTAGAACTAGACATCAAAGAATTGAATCAGTCGTTGGATAAATTGACCGGCTTGAAAACCAAGACCGGCAGTCCGTTCCTGTCTGAAGAAAAACCGGGGGTGTTTGCGCAAATGGTGGGCAAGGGCGTGACACCAGCGGAAATGCAAACCTATGACGTGTACGCAAACCGTATTGCGACTGGCATTGCATCAATTCAAAGTATGGGACGTGGTCAGGTATCCGACTCAAAGGTGCGTGAAGCCAGAAAGTTGGTGCCGCAACTTGGCGACAAGCCGGAAACGGTGGCGGCTAAAATCGCCCAGATCAATGCGATAAAGAATATGGCGCAGGAGGAAATGGACAAAGGTGGTAATCCAAGTTCTCCGATACCGGGTGCCAGCGAGACCAAGAACATCGGCGGCGTGAATTACCACAAAGTCGGCGGCCAATGGATGCAAGAATGACCCCTGTTACCGATCCAGCTTTGCTAGCACAGCTCGAAGGCAGTAGCGCGCAACCAGCGCTTAAGCCGGTGACCGATCCAAAGATTCTGGCGCAATTGAATGCATCGGCACCGTCTGCGCCTGCTCCGCAGGAAGAACCGGGCATGTCGTTTGTCGGTACTGAGTTAGCGCTCTCCGAAGCCGCGTTGAACATGGGTACCGGGCTTGTCGCTAAACCGCTGTCTGATGTCGCTGGCGTGACCGCTGCGGCGATGGACGCGCTTACCGGAAACATAGAAGGCGACCCGACAGGCTTCAAAAATTACGTTCAGAACAAACTAACCTATGAGCCAAAGCATCCCGAGGGGAAAGCTGTGGCCGAATACAATCCGCTGGCTCTGGTTGGCAAGGGTATCGGCATCGTTTCCAAAGGTGCCGGTGACTTGGTACGCGGCGATGCATCGGATTCCTATAGCCTGCGCGGAGCAGCCGGGAACGCGTTGGAAGAAATAATCAATCAAGCCCCTGGGTTCTTGGGTATAAAGGGAATAAAGGCGCTCGGCGAAGCCACTAAAGCCGCTGCCGAGAAGACCGGCCAGCTTTCTCAAGTCAATAAGGTGCGCAAGATGGCTGCTGACGAAGGGTACAAGGTGCCGGACAGCCAAGCCAAGGACACTTTGATCAACCATGTCAAGGAACTCGTGGCTGGCGGCAAGCATGCGTCTGAAAATATGGCTTCCAAGGCGAATCAAGGCGTCACAGACGGACTTGCCAGAAAGATGCTTGGTTTCCGGTCGGATACTCCGATTACCAAGGAAAATCTCGCCCAATATCGTGCGCAGCAAGGCCAAGCATACAAGGACGTCGAGAATTGGGGCTCTCCGTACCATGCGACCTTTGAATATCAGCAAGCACTCGGAAAAATCCGGCGGGATGTTGCGCAACTCAACAAATTTAAGGGAACTAAGGCCAGTGCCAGGCCGATCAACGAAATGTTGAGCGACATTGACAAGCCACGGTTTTCACCTAAAGACGCTATGTTTAACATGCAGCGCTTGCGCAGCGACGCGAAAGCCAATTTACGGAAGTTGGACGACCCGATTGCGCAAAGGCTCGGCAAGGCACAAAATGCGGGCGCCAAGGCGATGGAGGAAATGGTGGACAAGAATCTACACTATGGTGGCGCGGACGACGTGGCGGCGGCATTCAAGGCAGCACGCGAGAAGATCGCACAGTCTTACACGATCGAAGATGCATTGAACCCTGCTACCGGCGAAGTTTCTTCCAAGAAACTGTACGATGCGGTCAAGTCGGGAGATATGGTGGGCAGCGAACTGCGCAAAGCAGCCGACTTTGCCGGGAACTTCCCGCACGCCGTTAAAACACCTTCTGAAATTGGCAGCATGCCGATGAATTGGCGGCAAATGTTGACAAAACCAGCATTTCCAAAAGGTGCTATCAGCTCTCCCAAACAAATCAAAGTAGCTAATCCGACAGCACAACGAGCTTTGCGTGCCACAGTTGGCAATCTTGCCCGCCCGACAAATAGTGACCAGCAATAAATAAAGGGATAAAATGGCTACCAAATCAGCAAAACCGGCAAAAGTCAATGCCGAACTGGAAAATTTGATTGCGGACGAACTTCGAAACGCGAAAAGGAAAAATACAGATGGCTCCTATGTCATGTCGTTGACCGATCGCATGAAGATTATCGACCGGGCGCTGAAGATGGAGGGCATCAAGGCGAAGGTAACCGACGACACATACGGTTCTGGTTTCAAAGACGACTAAACGAGGGAATTTTCATGGATTTGTCAGAATCTAAGCAAATGCAAGTGTTGGTGTTGTGGATATCGACCGGATTGAAGGTGTTAAGCGCTCGGCTGGTGTTGCTGGTGACATTGGCGATGGTGTTCGGCTTGTTTTGCTGGGCCATGTGGAACCCGAATTATTTCACCATTGGATGCGCGGCATTATTTGCAATTTTGGTATTTTTGCCTATTATCAAGTTGGACGTCAAACAGGGCACGGATAGGTCTGTAATCAACCCGGAAGGGGATGCAACATGAGTGACTCAAATATTTTCAAGGGACAGCAAAAGCCAACGCCGAAGCTTGGTACAGACGCACCGACGTCAGGGTGGTGGACGCGACCGCAATGGCAAGCTGGACAAGTTCCTGAAGGATTCAATCCGGTATACCGGGCTGGTGCTACCCAACCCCCCAACTACCCGGAATCGACGCCTAATTTCGCAATTCGCAAAAAGGCTGAATAGTCATGACAACAGAGTTCGCTGGGCCGCCACCGCTAACCTCAGACCAGGTAGCGGCACTCACAACCCTTCAGATATCTGCTCTGACGAGTGCCGATTTTGCTGGAATCAGCAGCGCACAGATACCCTATTTAGGCACCGCCGAAGTTGCGGCCATTCCAACTGCGGCTATTGGTGCCATACCGCCGGGGGTGCTGTCGTTCTTGACGACAAGCCAAGTCAATCAGGGGATTACTACTCAACAAATCAATGTTGGCCTGAATACTTTCCAGATTGAAGGATTGACCAGCATCCAAGCTGCGGCTCTGACGACCGCTCAAATTCAACTGGGCTTCACGACTGCTGAAATATCCGTCATCCCTTTATTGACAGAATTAGGTATTACGACCGCCGGTATTGCGGCGCTTACCACTACCCAAGTCAATCAAGGGCTGACAACTGCGCAAGTCGCCAACTTGACGACCGCTCAAGCGGCGGCATTAACGACCAACCAGCTTACGCAGGGATTTTCCAGTGCCCAGCTCCAAGCAATTACGACGGCTGATATCGCGGCATTAAATACGCAGCAAGTAGCTTCCCTGCTAACGGCGCAAGTCGGGGAATTGACTAATGCTCAGGTCGGCGCCATTACCGGCACGCAGCTTGCGGCGATGACGACCGCGCAGTTGAACATAGGTTTTAATACAACTCAAATACCGTCGATTGCCCCGACATCGCTTGCGAAACTTACTACCGCAGAGCTCAATTACCTTGTCAGCAATGCCATCACGGTATTGACCAGCCTTCAAGTCAATGCATTAACGACCGCACAAGTTTCGTCTTTGAGCACGCTCGAAGTGTCGTCCTTGACTTCTCTCCAAATTCCAGGCTTGACCCCGGCTCAAGTATCCCAAGGATTGAGCACTAAAGACATTTCGGTATTGACCAGCCTGCAAATTCCGGCGTTGGTAACGAATCAGGTCAACGCGCTGACGACAGCGCAAGTTCAGCAGGGTTTAAGCACATTGCAAGTCAGCGAACTGACGACAGTGCAAATTCCTTGGATCAATACTGCCGATATACCAGCCCTGACCACAAACCAAATCACGCAGGGCTTGAGCTCGGTTCAAATAGATGCATTGTCGCCATATCAAATACCGAATTTGACGACATTGCAAGTATCGACACTGCTGACGGCTCAAGTCCGCGCTTTGACGTCGCAACAACTGCTGGCGATGACGACCGCGCAGTTGGTTTCCCTAACTTCGACGCAAACGGCGGCGCTGACAACGAATCAAATAGATGCTTTTGACATTGCAAATCCGTATGTTTCGACCTCTCCTTTAAACGTTTCGAAAGGCGCGCCGGCGCTCGTCAATCCGACCACATACAGCGGTAATTCATTTCCCACTGCTATTTTTACGGGCACAGCCAATGCCTGGGTGTCAGGAATATTGCCTATCTTCGAAACAAATCCTCCGACTGCGGCGGCAGTAACGAGCGGGACAGTCAGTGCCGGTAATCGGGTTGCCGTTTGGTGGGACTGCGTTGGGGCTACATGCGTTTCGACGCAAAATGTCACCATTTCTATTCAATGCTATGCGGATCCATTGGGCCAATGCTTGCTGGGAACGGCCACATCGTCATCTGCCAGCACGACTCCGTCTTGCGGCGGGGCTAACAACCTCATACCGTTCATGTATTACCAAGTCACCATAACAAATACAACGGGGACAACGGCGATCATCACTAATCCGGCGATCGTTGTAGGAGCGTTCGCTTAATATTCAATCCACAATTTTTTTAGGAGCATCGACATGGCAACAAAAACTATCGACGAAGCGTACGAAGAGTTCATCAAGGAAAAAGATTGGGTAAACACCATTTATCTGGAAGAGGCTTTCAAGTCCGGAGTAAAGGCAGCGCCCGATATTATTGCGGTTGGTGGAGACGGCCCCGACCCGGAGCCTGATTCGGCGGGTGAAGAAGTTGCTTGAGAAGTACCAAGATCGAGGTAAGCTCGCGGCGATAGTCTCCATTATGGAGTGCCTGTCGCCGTTTTTGCTTTCTCATTGCCCACGCGATGTGCTGTATTTCGTCGCGTGCGGTGCGATCAATTTGATTACGATTTGCGCATTGACGGTGCAAAAAGAATCTTCCTTGTCGATCGACATCTTCAAACTCACTTGTTTTCAGTTTGCCGCCCAAGCAATCGGGTGCTTTCTGCTGATTTTGGGATTCAGGCATTATCTGTACGATAGCTTGATTCATTTGATTGTTCTTTTAACATATGCCAGACTCGCCATAATAAGAAAGGGAGATGGTGATGCTGAGGAAAATACTGGCGATATGTTGGTTCGTGTTTGCCTTGCTCCTCGTCAGGCGTGCGTGGCTAGGGTTCATCAATGGTAGACGCTATTCCGCTAAAAGACTTCATAAAGGAATTGGCCGAGCATCCGCTCACGGCGGCGACGGCGGCGACGTCGCTAACGGTGGGGGGCGCCGTCAATAGATTCTTGGACAATTTGCCGTATTTGCATGAACTTCTCAGCGACATATCAATGTTGGTCGGCATTGTCTCTGTCATCATGTTGATCCGAATTCAATATTTGAAGGGGAACCGGGAAAGCATGCAAAACGATGTTTTTCGGGAAATTGGGGAATCGATCAAGAAAAGGCGCAAGACCGATCGCAAGGAAGACGAATCGTGAAATTGACAATGCAATACGATGCGACCGGCTTGGCAAATACCGAGCGTGCGGAAGGATTGCGATTATCGGCATACAAGGACAGCGGCGGTGTGTGGACATGCGGTTACGGCCATACCCTCAATGTGAGCCCAAGCACAATATGCACGCCTGCTTTGGCTGAGGAATGGCTACAACAAGATATCCAGACCGCCGTCAATGCGGTCAATCAACTGGTCGAAGTAGATTTGACCCAACCCGAATTCGATGCGCTCGTGGATTTTGTATACAACATTGGCGCGACGCAATTTTCCAAATCGACCATGCTTGACTTATTGAACCAAGGAAATTATGAGCAAGCTGCGTTGCAATTTCACCGTTGGGATTTGTGCGACGGCACGATAGTGGCAGGTCTTTTGAATAGGAGAAATGCCGAAGAACAGGAGTTCGAATCGTGAATGATCTCCAAGCTATGCGCACTAGACTCAGCGATATGCACCTCAGCACCGGTCAGATTTACGCATCCACTCCAGAAGCGCAAGAGTTATCGGAGTTGATTCAACTTCTCGAACAGGAGGAATTAAATGGAAAAGTTAGCCGCGTTTTGGAGACTGTTGCACGTCGGTGAATGCGTTGACGATCCGGCCTCTTGGAAGAATCGGCAAGTTACCGCCAATCAGCTTGGTGCTGTCATCATGGCGATTATCGGTGTGTGCCATGTTTACGGAATTTCTGTGCCTGTTGATGACGCAAGCGCTTTGGCTATTGGCGGCGGCATACTTGCTGCTGTTAACGTCGTGCTCACTATCGTCACAACAAATAAAATCGGATTGCCAGCAAGACCGGTTTTGCCAAGCGCTAACACAGCCGCCAACGCCGGGATGCCGACCGGGATTTCAGTTTCTGACCAAGCCGACCAGGGAACCGATTCCCACAACGGTTTGGGCTGATTTACAGCAGTACATAGGTGCTATCGACGGCCTAGAATTAAGCGTCGAATGTGAAAATTGAAAGGGCTTACCATCATGTCTTTTAACCTATCCCAAGCAGTGAGTGATCTTGAAAATGTTGTTGGATTATTGCCGGTTGTAAGCACTTTGCTAGGTGGAGTATCAGCTATTGTGCCGAGCGGGACTACGATTGCCAGCAAGTTGAATGTTGTCGAGGCTGGCGTTAGCAAAGCCATCACCGTTGCCGGTGGCGTGGAGGCTGATATTGCCGCAATTTGGCCGCATCTAGAATCTATTTTTACCGAAGTGGAAACGGTGATTGCGTCATTCAGTGCTCCGGTCGCAACACCAATCCCTACTGCTTCATCGGCCTCATAACAGCAATATTGTGCATAGGCGGCGTCGGCAAAGATTTAGCGCACAGACGCCGCTTTGCTTCCATAAAATTCCTCGTAACGAACCAATGCTCGACGCATTGCGCGTCTGTCGGCTTCAGCGGTAGTATAGTCATTTCGGTGTCGAAGTTGCGCTGTGTCACCGCCAATTCATCAATCAATCGATCGCGCTGATTTTCGGCAGATTCCTTAGTTAAGAAAAGATACCCGATCAGGCATATCAACATCAGGATATATATTATTCTCATGGTCATGCAGACTTCTTTGATTGTGCGATTGCAGCGTCAATTGCGCGGCGACTATTTTCAGGCAATTCCTCTCCGACAGAATTTTGGAAACTGCAGCAATAGTCGATTAAAAAATCTAGTCTCTCGGTGTCATCGGCAAGGAAAATTTGCCTGATTGTTGTGTCGCACTCTTGCGCAATAGGTTGCTGCGCTCTTGCTTGCCAAATTTCCCAAGAAAATTGGACAGAATCATCCTTATAACGATTTTCGTCCCAACTTTCGCGCTCAAATTTCCACGGTGTTTTATACACAACACCAATCAATTTTTCATAGACTTTTTCGAACGCTTCGCGCTCTGTTTGCTCAGTCATGATTTAACTCCCTATAGTGTTTTCCGCAGGTTCGTCTATATCCGCCGAACCCAATCTTTACTGGGAAACCGCAAGTGGCTTCTTCTAAGCATTTTGGTTCATCGCAAAGCTGGGAAAATTCTCCGATTGATTTACACGATGGGCACCCAACTATGATGTCATTTTCTTCTGAGCTGAATGGATTTTGCGCGCGTAAAAATTTATCTTCTCTAAATGTTTCTCCGCAATGGCCGCAGCGCCAAGGTTTAAGTTTTTCCTCATTCATGTTGTTACTCTCCTTGTTTTAATACGCCTGAATCAGGGCAATCAAAAAATCCAAGCATTCCGCGCATTGGCGTGAAAGGTAATACGCGCTGGTCAGCCAATACAAATCCGTATGGCCCCATATACCAAGGCGACCTAGATTTTTCAACGCAATCGGTTATATTCGCAATACCGACAATGCCCCCGCGCTCCAATTGATTCATTGGCGGCAAGACTATTCCGAGAGGAGATAGATCTCGATCATGTAGTATGCATGTGGGGTCAAGTGCATCTTCAACATCCTCGTATTCCGATGTCGTCATGCCTTTGCTAGCGTGGATCAATACCGGGCCACGAAATTTAGTCGGCCATGTGCGATTTTCAATATCTTTGAAGCCATTGACAATAAGCCATGCCCACGGCTGTCGAATTGAAATTGCTTTCATCTCATTCCTTTCAATGCCTATAGAATTTTATTAGTTTCCAGCCGCTTGACCTTGGCGCGCAGACGATCGGCTTCACCTCTAGAGACTTGTACCTGTGTTCGATAGTAGTCTCGCTCGCGCTTGACGATGACAAGTTGGGCACGCAGTTTAAATGGATTGAATGTCATGTTTTACCAAGCCCTATGTTGTGGTTTCTGAAAACTCCAAGGGCCGTCCCCAGCGGCGACGAATACCCTTGCCTTAAAGTAGGGGAAAGCTTCCCCCTCGTGCTGCGTGACGCCTGTTTCTGCGCCTTTGGCGGTAATGCCTGATGCTGACGTCCACCACCCTTCCAAATGGACGCGCAACCCTTCGGTACGCTGATTGCGAACCCAGGAATGCCACGCCTGTTCCCACGCCATGTCACCAGCTTTGAGCGTGCGCCGCGACGTGTAGTATTTGTGAAATAGCTTCGCACACGCGCGTACATGTTCCGGAGCCCAATCTTGGCGAACGAGCAGCGCCCATTCCGACCACTCGAACGGCAAATTCCATTTGGTTGGGAGTTCTTCGCTCAAAATGGCATCTCCGCTGCTGGCACGACTATTCCAGAATAAAGCGGAATTTGATCCGGGAACTTAATCCGACCAACCCGATTGTGTGCCACCAGTGCGACGCCCAGTGCCGGCCAGACGTGAGACGACACGCCGTAGAGTGGCCCTGGGCTGCCTTTCGTGCCGATTTGCGGTGTTGCGCCGCCACCAGTCGCTGGGTAAAGGTCGATTATCGCTTGCCGGATATTGCCATCCTTGGCTTTGGTGGAACCGCAAAGGTGCATTTTCACATCTTTGCGGTACACAATCATCGCTTGGTCTGGTTCGCGCCACGATTGAATGAAGCGCCCAATCCATACGCACGTTTCGAATACTTCTTTGCCGACCGGCATACCGTATGACGCAATCATCTCTATCGCCAAATTATCAGCTTGCGAATCCCGAACCAGCGGCAGAATGTACTGGTTGTTCAGGATGCCATGATCAATTACGCGCATGTCGTTCGACACTACGCAGTAACCGGTTTGAACAGTTCCAGGATCGAGCGCGAGAATGTTCATATTAGATAGAAATGCCTTGCAATGTAGGTCGAGAGGGGTAGCGGGATCTTGGCTATCATGGCGCTGGCGGCTTTGCGATCAAACCCAGCCGAAGAATCGAAAGTTTTTCGCATGCATAACGTTGACCAATTTCCACAATGTTTTCCGGTTCTTTCCCACGCATGGGTATCTCCGCCATTTAATTTTTTTATTGATCCAATTGGCATCAACGCAGGAACATCGCCCCATAAATGAAAACTCCCATAATTGAAGCGCGATCGCCCAACCCACTTTTGCGCACCGCGAACGTTCTCGACAATCAGCGGAATGTGATGGCCAGCCGCTTCGATGGCCTCGGCTTGGATGCGGAAACAGGCGTCAAATAGTGCAGTCAGCCGCTTTTGTTCGTCAGGCGATGCTTCAATCAATCGTTGTTTTTCCTTGGCCTTTGACCACGGCATAGCCATGTAAGAAAATTCCTGGCACGGCGGCGACGCGACGATTAGGGCCGCATCTTTGAATTGCTTGCCGTGAAGTGTTAGAACATCTTGCAAGACCAGTTGCGCAGGGTATCGCGCATCACCATAAATGTGCTGTTCTATGTCGAATCCGACCACGTAATAGCCTTGTTCGATCAGGCCTTCAGTCCAACCGCCTAGGCCGCAGAAAAGATCAATTGCCAAAGGGCTCACTTGCGTCCCAGCCGGTCAAGGTTTTCGATGTAGCACTCGTTGGCGACCTCTTGGTCGATTGCGTCCGGTAATTCAGCAATCAATGGAAACTCAGCTTTGAGGATGTCGATATCGGTTGCTTTGTTGAATCGAGTCTTCAAAACCTCCAGCGTTACCTTCGAGCCAGTATATTTTGGCTCTGCGGCTTGCGAGGCGCTTGCTGGGGCTGCCGTTTCCCGATACTTGACGTCCTGTGGGTCGCCGTCCTGCGAAGGCGCCCACGAGCCTTCTACAGCATCTTTGACGCTCAGGTTCTGCTCGCCAATTTCCGCTGCGTCATTGAGCGCCATCGCCGCGACCAACTCCGCAGAACAAGGCATGTATTTCAATACTTGCAGCAAAGGAACCTTCCTTGCGTACATCTCTAAATTCTCGAAGGCGTAGTGTCGCTTGCCGACTTTGTTGTACCGGTTCAGGTGTTTGATGACCTTTACCATGCGCCAAAGCTCGATAACCGGCATTTCGGCACCCTTTACCCAGCCGATCGCATAGGCATGAGTAATATCTTCCGGGTCGTCCAATTCGGTTTCGTTGTGGATGACCAATTCCCGCTTGGAGCCGTCGCTGAAGGTATATTTTTGATCCTTGTAAATGACGCCTGTGTACACCGTGCCTGCGGCTGATCGGTTCATCAGGTCAACCAATCCCTTCCAGCCGGGCACGAATTGGCATTCGCGACCGTAAGGAATTAGATATGACCGGCCCAATGTGTCTGGCTCCAGCCCCAATTGAGACGCTTGGATCACGCACGCAAATACGGAACGCGGGTCGCACTCAGCCAATTTTGGATTCTTTCGAAAGGCTGTTAACGCGATCCGCGACATGCGGTCACCCGATAAGTGCCTCGGCAATGCCCTTTGAATTTCCGGCAAGAAGCTTTTCAGCATTTCCGGGAATCCGATGACCTTCTTTTCGGTGACGGCGGTTGCTTTCGACTTAAAATCTTCAATAGTTGCCATGTTACTTACCTCCATTTTCAGGGTTATGGTGTTGGTTTCTCGACTGCCCATACCTTGCACTCGTCGGATTCAGGGAATTGGCGCACGGCAAAGTATTTTCCATACCGCGTTGTGATATGCCGCGCTGCCGCGCTTACTCGGTAATATTCGGCAAGCGGGTATACCTTGCAAAACCCTTTATCCAAAGTGAGCAATTCTGGATAATTCATCCTTTTGTTGTTTGCGTTCTTCGGCGGCACCGGCGCCTGTTCTTCCCTGAGTTCCATTTCAATTCCTTTATTTCAATAAAAATCGGCGTGACCCCGGCACCATGCTGGTGTACCGTTCGTACAAAGAGGGGTTTTCTTCGCAGAACTTGGTTTTATCAAACTTGAGCGAATCCTTAGCTGCTTTCCACGTTGCCAGAATAGTTCCGTCGCGAGCACGTAACGTAGAACCGTCGGCAATTTGTGACTTGATCATGACTTCTAGACGATCCTTGTCGGTTTTTGCAGCCTTAAGATTGTCTTTGACCTGTTCCAGATATCGGCAAGCCTGTTCGATTTCCGAAGTCGCAATCACTTCCTTACCGTTGTCGCGTTTCCACATAGCCTTGACTTCTTCAGAAGTTTGCGGCGGCGGCGGCGTACGTTCTTCAACGTATTTCCAAAAACCGGCAAGTTTTTCGATCAACATATCAACCGCATCTTGTCGAATCGGCACTTGAAAGACCTCGAATTTCTGACCGCCAAAAAGCACGGCTAAATATACAATATCGGCACCGTAAACGAACCCTTCGTGCAGGCATTGAACCAGACAGTCCATCGGGACGTCTTCAGAACCCTCCTCTCCGAATTCCTTGCGACGCATATGGTGGAAATTCTTTGCTTCGACCAGCCTTTTTTCACCACGGACTTGAAAATCAAAATGCGATCCTATCCACGGGAATTTGTCTGACAGCATCGTGACGCCATCGAGGTTTACGAGAGCCTTGCCGGTGCGCACTTCCCACAACCTGCCAATAACAGGTTGTAGGAGCAATCCCATTGCTTGCGCCTCCGTTTGCGTTTCTTGGTCATCGCCGTCGTCATCTTGGTCATCGCCGTCGTCTGTGGCCGTTTGTTGCTGCCCAACCTTCTCCATCCATACTTGCACAGGAGAAGAATACTTGGATAAACCGAGACAGGCCGCCGCCTCGGTGCTAAAAATAGCATCCTTGCGAATCGCTAAGTCGTGGGCTGATAGTGCCATTATTTTTCCTCCTGAAATTTGTTGGTGCCGCCACGACCTCGGCTACGTGGTTCATGCTAGTCTTCTACGCGACGCCAGCCCTCAGGCGTATATTCCCGTTGCCGGCGAATCTCGAATGTCCCGATTGGTAGTTTGATCGTTTCGTGCGTATCGAAACTGCGCAAATGCTCGAGCAACGTTTCCGTGGCGTCAGTTGCTTCGATAACTTCCAGGTAGCTGACCATTGGATCGTCGCTAGAGTACAGAGTGACGTTTTGACGCTCCGCGATCACATGGTTGTGACCAGTTTCAGAGTGAGCGACGACATACTGACCGTTCATTGCCTGAACGCGCTTGACGCCGGATGGTAATGTAGTGATACGGCGAATGTACAGATCGCCTTGTGCTGCGCAATTTTCAAAAGTTTTCATGGGTATTCTCCTAAGTTAATTTAACTGACTACAAATTTTCTGAAATTATGTTCGAATATTATGTTCGAATTTCAGGCTTAAACGACTTCAAATCATCGATTCCATAGGTCCACGCGTTTGCAGCGAGAGCGGTCTGCATATTTTTCGGTACGGGCAAAACGATGTTTTCTCGCCCTGTGCCACAACGGACTTTCAAAAAACGCTCTTTACCTGAATCAGGTATATTAACCTCAAGCAATGTGCCAATCTCCGCATCGCTATCTTCGTCGATTACCGTAGCTTTAAGTTGATTTAGTATATTTGACCAGCCAACGATTTCACACGCAGCGCGGCGTTGTTCAATATTTTTCCAATTCAGCGCATCTGCCGCAGTCGGAGGATTCCCGGTGACCCATTCCCTCGGTATAACAACGCCGTGCCAGTGGTAAAGTGCCCACCCGTCACGCCATTTATGTGACGGACCATCCCCGCAATGAGGCCTATTTTGATTATCCACCTTCAAAACACACGGAAAATCACTAACGATGCAAAATTCCTCATGCATTACGCGGAATCCACCGTTTTTTGCGCAATTTTCCCAAGCCAAATATTTTTTATGCTGCGGTAGGTCCAGTTTCAAAATATCTCGTGCGGCGGACAAAAAGCACGCCCAGGAGGACCACATATTTCCCCCTTGATATGGGGTATGCCAGCGCTGAGCGCATTTCAGCATAAAAAGGGCATCGGTTTTGTTGCCACGCGAAATATATAGTGCTAGTTTGTATGCCCATAAAGGAGCATCGGCCGTGGCAGCGACCGTGGCAGCGTCCGTGGCAGCGAGCGTGGCAGCGCGCGTGGCATCGGCCGTGGCAGCGTACGTGGCAGCGTGCGTGGCAGCGCGCGCGGC